CATATTTGTATTGCGCAAAACTGCATAACTGCCTGATCCACTACCTGCTCTAATTGTGGATCCCACATATCTTTTGTTATTCATCTTTACAAATTCAGCACTAATTAAGTTAGCTAATTTGTTACCCTTATCAGATCCCTTATAAAAATATACCTCATAACCATCACCACCACCACCATTATGGTGTATGGATACAAATATATTTGCTCCCATGATGTTTGCGATATCTGATCGTGTATTTAGATCTAAATAGGTATCTGTGTACCGGGTAAGTTCTGTTTTAAAATCTTTATATTGATCTAAAAAAACTTTTACCTCTTTTGCTACCTCTAAATTCCAGTGCTTTTCAGATACTCCGTTTTTCGTTTTTGTTCCGGGTTCTGATCCCCCATGCCCTGGATCTATGCATATATTGAACATACTAAAAACCACCTTTATTTTTTGGATTATTAAAAATAGCAATTATAATAGGAACTAAGAAAAATATTAATTCAACAATAAAATCAACCACAAAAATATCAATGATTATTCCATACTGCTTTTTTATAAATAAAGCAATTGCGGAAACTACACCAACCCAAGCAATTTTCGAATTTAAACGGTTTTGTACTTCTTGATTTATCATCATTTTTTTACCCCCCAAGTAATTGGATAGCTGCTATTGCTGCCGTTACAACTGTTGCGAACGTACCGAATGACGCAAACAAAACTCCAATCAATCCCCAAGTCACTTTAGACTCAAATCGATCTAAATTTTCTTTTGTCTCCTGCACTTCTTTTATCACTCCCCTCATTTGCACCTCTAAGGTAGTAACTCTATCAGACTTATCGCATACACAATCAGTATTTCCCGACAAAATTACCACCTCCATTTTTTTTAGTTTTTAATATTTAATTCCCACTACCTTTATATTACTACCTGCTAGAATTGAATCTGCTGAATAATTAAACGAAAAGTTATCTAAAGTTTGAGAGGCCGTGCTATTACTTCCAGCACCTTTATTATTTTTGTATCCGTCCGTTTCGCAACGTAAACGCCAAGTAACCTGATCAAAAAGTGGCGTAGGTTTTTTAATAACAAAGTCACCATTAAAGAGGGTACCTGTCGATGCTGCATTTTGATTAGTAAGATAAGCAACAGGTGTTCCTATTTGATGGAACACATTATAGCCAGATGTATTAAAGTAAATAGACTCAAAATTATACGAGGCGGCTAGACCATTAAGTAACCCTTGCAAGTATGATGCATTACCAACAACCGCCTTGAATTCAAATTGTAACTTGAATGCATCGTAGGTTGAATCGTAACCCGTAAAATCAATTAACCATGAAGCCGAATCTGCTCCCAATGTTAGAGTTTCTATGTATGTTTCTATACTGCCACCACCACCAGAAGACGGCAAAGTTAAAAACGATGCACTCACATCTGATACTATAGGGCTAGTTGCTCCAAACTTATCTAATCCTATTTCTAATTTAAGCTGAATATCTGTATTGTATGCTGCATCCACACTTGTTATATCTATTAAATTTGTTCCTAATTCTAAATTCTGTTCTGCAACTAAAACATCCCCTGAAATATATCCCCCAACTCTTCCATCCGTAATATCAAATTGTACAACTTCCATCGCTAATGATACGGCCTGTTGCACTGCATAAATATAATTCCCTAATACATCAAAACATAAATGCCATACTGAATTTAAATCCGCACTGACATCAAAATTAATTGTGTCATATGTTGCCGTGCTTATATCCCCTGCTGTGGATAAGGTATATTGATAAACTATTTTGTCGGTACCTACTAAAAGTAACCTTGTCATATCTGCATTAAAAGTCATCCCTATAGATGAAGTAACAATCTCTGCTGATACTAATTTTGATTTGCTATCATAAGATATTGTAGTAATATCCCAGGCAGTGCCTAAAGTGTATTGATAAATTGTTTTGTTAGTTTGCCCGTAAATAAATGCTTTTGTACCTGCTGAATTAAACCACACTTGAGTTATATGCGTATCCTCAGATATTATTTCTGCGGATCCATCTTGCACCATGCTTTCAACTCTATATGGTGATATCATAGTGTATTTCGTTAATTCCTGAGTGGCACCACCAGTAATAAATAAGTAAGTACCGAGTTCGTCAATATGCATTCCTGCGGTTGAATCAATAACCCCTCTATAACCTGTGTATACTGCTGTGGTAATATCATATGGCGTTGTTAAAGTGTATTCATAAAGGTACAAACTAAAAGATGATATATATATTTTTGTTCCACCTTTTACAATCCCTAAATTGTCAGGAACTGTAATTTCAGAATCAATATTAAATATGCTGCCTGTTGCAACTGCTGTTGCCAGTTTATTTTGTAGAATTGTAGCATTAACAAAAGCCTCTGCTAATGTGTCAATATCACATCTGATATCTGACCATGCAATTCCTGATCCAATTGAATAATCTTTTGTTAATGTACCTGTTAAAGTGCCTGACACATCGTATTCGTAACAATCACCAAGTGACACTGAATAAAATTTATTATAACCTTCACCCCATGAAATACCGCGCATGGATGTTGCTGTTTCTGCTGTTGGATTATAATAATCTGCTGTATTAACTGCCGTGTCTAACTCCCATGGAAGTGCTAATCTATACCGCGCAATATAATTTACGCTGGTACCCTGCACTAATAAATTTAACCCGGTACTATCAAAATCAAAACCAACCATAGTACCCACAATTGTATTAACCACAAGGGTTTTTCCTGTATTAAACGCGGTGCTGATATCAAAAGCTGTTGTAAGATTTAACTGATATATCGTGGATCCCTGACTTGCTACAAAATAACTAAATCCATCAGGGGATATTTTGCCTATTGCAGGTGCAGTTGTAATTGCACTTACAACAAAACTTTTACTTGCGTATGTTGCACTTGATACATCCCATGCAACCGATAAATCATACTGAAAAATTGTATCTGTAACATCACCACCCTGCATGTACATAATTAAACCATCAGGACTAAAAGATACATCCCTTGCTTTTATATCCTGTGCTGATACACCTTTTGATTCTCCGTTATAAACTAATGTGCTTACATCAAAAGCCGTACCTGCATCATAAGCGTAAATAGTACCACTGGAATAAGTAGCAATGTACGCTTTTGTTCCATCGGGCTTCCAACGCAAGTGATAAAAGCTAGTGGATTGCGCTGCAAAACCGTACGTATTAGTAGTGTAGGATCCGCCGTTAATATTTAATTGCTCTGCAAAATATGCTGCTGTTGAATCTGCATTAAGCAGTAAATTTGTTAACGTGGCACCTGTTAAACCCCCCACAGAGGATGATCGGCCTATTGTTTTGTGTGCATCAAAAACACCACTCTCAATATTATTCATGATTGGTTCATTTACTAAAGTTCCGTTTTCTGAAACTGCTCCCTGCGCTCCATCATTCACATTAACTTCAAAAATATCTGTTCCTGAAATTAGTGTTAACCTGATACGATCAAGGAATGCTGATACTCTATCTTTCCACAACTCTTTACTATACGGCATCTAAAGCCCTCCTATTTTTGCGGTAACTGCTGACATACCACAGATTGATAATGGATCACCACAAATTGTACTTAATTGCGGAATACGCCTTAATAAATCTTCGAGCAAATACAAATTATTTTCTAACCTATTTGCTACTTGATAGTCAAATGGTGTTTCTCCGCTAACCCAATTAGTGTTCATCGGTTCCCAACCGTCAGGTAAAAAAAACGAATCACCAAGCTTTTCAATATTACTTTCGATCCTGTTCATACTATCATAAAATTCAAGGTATGTTATAGATCGTCCACTTTTAATAAAAACTAATAATTCTGAAATATAACCCCGTAAAACTAACAAATCATAAACGTATTCTGTATTGTTTTCAACGCGATTAAGATCTGCAAAGTTATACCTGTCAGTACTATCCCAATCTATTTTTGGTGTAATCCATGCCACACTAACCCCCCACCTTCCCAATGCTAGTACCCTGTAAAATACCATCATACTCAAAAGATTGCCTTACTAAACGTACATTATTATTTACCATAAATTCATCTTCAATTGTTACAATATCTTTTGCTTCATATGCAGGGTTCTGTCTCCATTGCAAATCATAGGTAAGCTTTTTTTGTAACTCTCCAAGTAACCACTTTGCAACCGATTCTGCATATGTTGCATCATAAATCAGTGTGTTATCAAAAGTTACATCGTCTGTTTTTTCATAACTTAATTTTGCTGGATCTACATAAGTTACTGATCCGTTTTTATAATTTAAAATTACAGTATTAACTGTTGTTGTATTACTTATTACTGGATGTTCTAAAGAATCTTTTAATAAAACGGAATAACCGCTTGAACTATCTTCAAGCTTTTCAATTAAGGTTTTACCATTACGATCAATATTTAAAATACACTTTGCAGCCATTGCGACTTTTTGTAATGCCACTCTGTAGTCCGAATCGGGCAACTCTCCATAGGGGGATGCACCCACAACCACACTTGATAATGATACATCAAGTTCGTAATCTGTGATCTCTAAAGTAGTTAACATCTCTTCAGCTACGTTTTTTAAACTCTCTGTACCCGTCCATGATTTTCCTGTAAAACTCTCCCTTGACATTACATCTAATGAATCCCTTGCAATTAGTATGGCATTTAATCCATCACGTTTCCAGTCATACAAAAAGAATTGACCGACTGAAATATACTCATATACTCCTGGGACTACTGCTACTGCAATTTCAGCTTTTATTTTTTGACGTTTTTGTAAGAATGCGTAAATTCCTGTAGGGTTTAATAGATTAAAATCTTTTGCTAAATCCTCAATATTTATAGTAATTTCATTAGATGGCGTGCTAGTACTTGTCGGATCAATTTCTTCGATTATTGACAGGCTTGTTAATTTTTCATCGCCATAAACGTAAACAATACCTTTATCAATTTCTGTAATTCTTGCACGCCTGTTTTCACTTTTCCATTTTGTTATTGTTATGATAGCTTTTCTGTATTCGGTCAATTGCTCTGTCCATATATATTTTGATAATGTATTACCAACAACCGTATCGGTATATATCAGAGATAAACCACTATCATAAAGCTGTATAACAAAATCTACCGCATATTCATCTGATAAAACATCAAAAGTAATTTCTAATCCAATGCTGGTTTTATCACTATTCCACAACCTTTCTATTACTTGTGGAATAGCAAAAGTTCCACCAGCACCAGAAAAATCACTTGACCACCAGCCAACCTGCAACGTACTTAGTTCTGAGGGTTTTGGTGGTAAGACAAATGATCCATCAAGTAACCACAAATCAGGTTCGAACGTTGCGTATGCTGGCATTTCTCTGATTCCGTCAAACATTTGTTCTTTGTCCGAAAACACTTCTTCCGAAGTTACTGATACTGTGGATCCTGTATCATCTGTAATATCCACAATCTCAAATGATACCCGTCCTTTTGTTTCTCTTACAGTGTCAAAAACTGCAACATCATATAACGCTGTAGTACTCTGCATTTTATCCCCTACCTTTCACGCCATGTTGCAGTAACGTCTTTCCAACCTTCAACAACGCCATTTTTATATACCATTGCTTTTCTTTCTATTGGGTTTTTTTGATAACAGGTTATGACTTGATCCCCTGCATCATCTGGATAAGTAACTTCAAATGAATTAGTTAGTTTGTCCCTGATATCTTTTAGATCTGCACTTGATAAGTACGACCACTTAAAAACTAATTCTTGTTTTGTTGCTAATACTTCTGTAAACGTTCCACCATTTGCATTTACAAGATCCCTTGATAAAATAACTGGTTTTATTTCAAAATCACTTGATGATTTTATCTGTACACCGTCAATTTTTATCATGCGATAATAGCCCCCAATCTGTTATTCTCTTTGCTTAGTTGAGGAATTAATGCCCTTGCCATTTTGATACCGTCGATCTGTATTACTACCTCTTTACTATCTGCCGTGCTGTTTAAATTTGAAATTGCTAATAATGCATTACCGACACCACTTGCTATTGCATCCACAAAATTTGTTTCTGTTGTGCTGCCTGATCCGAAACCACTTGCACTAATTTGAGGTGATTCTATGCCTATTCCTGACATAGAGTTTTTAACTTTACCTGCTAAGTTCATAAGATCACCAAGTAAATTTCTTGATTCTGCATCAATACCATTTTCCATACCTTCGAGCAAACCACTACCGATATAATGGAATACTTTTGATGGGGAATTAATTTTGAACGCGCCCATAACTGTACTGGTTACGGATTTTGCAATATTTTTTGCTTTTGCGTATAAGTCTTTTGCTTTTGCTGAAATACCGTTTATCATACCCTGAATAACTGCTACCCCTGCATCATAAAGATTAATGTTTTTAATAAACTGTACCATATTGTTCCATATGTTTGTTAGTAATACTTTTGCTTCTTCCCATGCTCCCGACCAATCGCCTTTAAACAAAGCCAATGCAATTTTTATTCCTGACATAATTAAATCCATTGCATTACTTATTGCAAATTTTATTAAAGACCATGCTAGTTCTGTTGCTACTTTAATACCCTCCCAAGTATTTTTTACTGTTTTTAAATACTGTTTAAACTTTTCTATAAACTCCTTCTTTATCCAATCTAAAACAGGTTGTATATAACTCATTATTTCTTCGCCGTTTTCATCCCAAAATTCTGATATCTTGTCTAGCTGTTCTCCAACAAATTTGGTCACTTCGCCTATGGCTTCTGATATAGTTTTCTCTATGTCATCCCAAAGTGGATCGATATATTTCCAAAGTTTTTTACCCCATACAATTATAGTGTCCCAATTTTTATAAAGCAATACGCCTACTGCAATTATTGCTGCAATTGCTGCAATAGCCCAACCAATCGGGCCTGATAAAACTGCTATAACCCCTCCTGCTGCACTAACTGCTGTGGTAACTGCCGTAAAACTTGCCCACATAGTCATAAGTGAGCTAATCAAAGTACCCCCGATTACTAATAACGGGCCGATTGCCGCTGCTATACCTGCAATCATAATAATTGTAGTTTGGTTTTCTACTGATAAGGTTTTAAACCACTGTACCATTTCATTTAACTTAGCTATCATCGGTGTAAATATTGGTAATAAAATTCCCCCGAATGATGCGCCTAATTCTTTCACTGATTCTTGAAAAATACGCATCTGATTTGCAGCACCATCAGAGGTACGTGCAAAGTCTCCCTGTGCATTACCTGTGTTAGCTAATACAAATCCATAACGCAAATTAACTAATTCCGCTTGTGTCATATCTTTTATATTTTTAGTAATGCCTTGTGACATTGCAAAAGCTGATAAATTTGTTTGCGTCATTACTATGCCCAAACCTTTTAAGCTCTCAGTTTCCCCAGTAAAAACGCCTTTTAATGCTGTCTGTGCTTGATCCACACCTATATTTTTAAAGGATGCTAAATCACCTGCCAAACCTGTTAGCGAAGTAGACATTTTTGCAGCTTCGCCTGTGCTAATTCCCATTGACGTACCCATATCACCAAACAAGGACGCTGCATCAAGCGCGGAACTTTCTGCCATACCAAAATTAGTTAAGGAATTCTTTGCCCATGTTTTTACTTCCCCTGCATTATCTTTAAATGCAACATCTGTTTTATTCATATTTTCGGATAAATCCGATGCTAGTTTAAAACTTGCTACACCTGCTGCAAGGATGGGTAATGTAACAAATTTGGACATACTTTTTCCTGTTTTTTTCATACTTTTTGCAACGTTCATCATCATATTTTCAGAACTATTTAAAACGTTTTGAAACTGCGTATTATTAGCTGTAATTGCAGCAAAAAGTTCGCCGACTTGTAAGGCCATCAATAAACCTCCCTTACCATATTCTATTAACTAACTTTTCTGATTCTTCAGGATCTTCTATTAGATTTTCCGACTTTTTATTAGTACAAATATTGTACCATAATGAATTAAAAGAAAGCCCTCTTAGTAATACCGAGAACTTTCTCCAACTCATTTTTTGTAATTCAACAATTAAATCGATCCTGTACTCTCTTAAAAAATCAGCTTCAATTGCACCCCAATAAAGTAATAAAATTTCTATGCCTTCATCTTTTTTTTTGATTCTGTCGGTGCATCACCAGAAGACATTGACCACTTCATAATTTCCGCTAACTGATTCATGGTCATACCTTTTTCGCACCACTCTTTAACATTACTTTCACCAAGCATCTGAATTGCCATACTGATTTGTTTGGCTTCCGTTAACGTTTCATTTCCTGCTTGCATTTGACTGTGCAATTCTAACATAACTGTTGCAGGTATTTCTGTGGGCAAAAAATAATCCTTTTCGTATAACCTAATTTTTGTTTCTTTATCCTTGTTCATTGTTTCAAAAAATTCATCAAAATCTTTATACTTTTTCATTAGTAACCATCCTTTATTATTATTATGATACTGTAATCGCAATTGTTTCCGCTGTTCCTGCTGACGGTGTAATTGTTAGTGTTGCTGCACCTACTGCAAGACCAACCACACGACCTTCAGCCGTTACTGCTGCATTAGTTCCACCAGCCGTAATTGCATAAGTTAGTGTTTTGTTTGTTGCTGCTGTTGGTGCAAAAGTGATTAATGATCCCATAAGTGCCGATACATCACCCACATTTATGGCTAGTGTATCAGGTGTTGCAGTGATTGCTGTTACCGGTACATCAGCAAATGCAGCTTCGCCCGATACCGTAATTTCAAAGTTCCAGTTTGTCGGATCATCATTGCCTCCACCCACACCATCAACATTTACAGATCCATCAAAGTTTCTAACAGTACCTGCTGGACTTGTTAAACGGAAAACACCAAGACTATCTTGACCAATTGCATCAGATAGATTTTCGATAATTACTTGACCAGGATCCCTTGTTTTATCCGATTGATCTTCAAGATAAAAACCTTCTAGTCCAAGCGATCTACCCCTTGATGCAACTTGATGCGTCATCCAACCGTTATCATCAAAACTTGTGGTATCTGCATCATTTTTTTCACCATCAAAAGTTAATGACTTCAAACCTAAAACCGTTACCCATGCAAGCGCATCGTTTTGCACTTCTACTAACCATCCTCTTGCCAATACTTTAACTTTCGCCATAATAAAAAACCTCCATTTTTTTAGTCTCTATATTCCACAATAAATTCATTAATAAATTCAAACTCTTTGTTTCCTGATACGCCGATATAAACAGGTTCAGAATTCTGTGATAGGCTGCTCACTATGTATTTACCACCAACAACAAAATAACCCCTTTCAAAATTATGCATCAGCCGATAGATAGATCGTGATACATCATATGATGCAATCGGATCTAAAGTTCCTCGATATAGGACTTGAATTCCCGGACTATACGAAAAATTCTTACTATCTGATGCTAGACCGGGCAATGAATATATACCTATCTTTTCAGATCCTTCTGGTATAGTATTTAAAAAAATATTACCCGTTGTTGCTGCTGGCGTATATGATCCCACACCACTATCGTTAAAAAAAGTAGCAATCTCTTCTAACAAATTGATACAATCACCTTCTCAAACTGGCTTCAATTCTGGATTTAAAAAACTCCAAAAGTGTAGGCCTTAATCTGGTTAAAGTTTTTGATAAATATTTGCCTTTTCTGCCGTTCTGGAAACTATATTCAGGATGCTCATGCATTCTTACTGCGTATGGTACATCATAAAAAACATGCCCTATTACTTTTGTGTTTGTGACTTGTTTTGATATATCACCGCTCCTGATTAAATGACCTTCATCCAACGGTGCAACTTTATTTGTTTCCTGCAATAAGTGTTCGAGTGCTTCGGATAATGCCATTGATTGTGCTGCATTTATCGATGCAAGAACACCTCTACCATACCATCTTGTGTTTATCCTAAATCCTGTATTAGCCATTTAATCCACATACCCCTCATAGTGCGACACACCAAAGCCACGTTCTTTTGTTTTTGTACGTAGCTTATATGTTTCACCATCAACCGTGATTTTTGACTCCACAACTAATGTTGCAGTAGCTTTTGTTGCAGGTAAAAATACACGACCTTTTACAATTATCTCTTTACCTTTACTGCTTACAGCTAATTTCTGTTGCATGGTTTTAAATAGTTCTAACCTACAATGTTTAACAGTATACTCAGGATCAAAAGTTTCCCCATGTGGTGTTCTACCTGTATAGTTCTCAATTTGAAAGATCTGAGTCATAAAGGCCGATGGACTTATCATTGAGTCGTACACCCCCTCTATACAACAAACCCTGATCCGCTAGATACATTTTTGCTCGAGGTGCAACTGACTGATCGCTACTGCTCCCAGAATCCCCTCCTTTATATCCCACACTAAAGTTACCTATCTTAAAATTCCCTATACCCCTAATCATCGAGGCATTTTCCCCTGCAATATCCCAATACTCAATTTGTGCACAAGTAGCTAATTTTGCAGCTTCTAAATGATCTGCATTTGTACTAACAATATTGTTTAGGGTTATTTGCTTTATCATTTCGCTTGCTCTCTTTATTAGTCGTGTAATATCCTCTGGTAGTTCGGGTTCTGTAATTCCTAAATATTCGGCCACATCTGCTTCAGTAGCATATTCTGTATAAATAGCCATACTATACCTCCTTATACTTCTTCAGTAGTAAGGCTATCTAAAGCATTAGTGTACACTTCGCGTTTTTGATTTGACTTTACATCAAGATCAAATTCTTTACAAAGTTCATAA